ACTGGGGATCGAGCGCCGGCCACACCGCGCCTGGTCCCACCACCTTGGTCACGGTCTGCGGCGACACGTTGAGGACGAGGATCTGCGAGGCGGCCTGCGCCAGCTCAGTCATCGTGTCGTTGATGTCGTCGACCGTGGAGGTGACGTCGGTGTTCTGCGAGAACTGCGCCACCGACACCTCGGTCGCCGTGGCGCTGCCCGATGTGGTCCCCTGGTCCGCCTGGTCTGAGCCAAGGACACGCAGGACGTCCTCGAACACCGGCGAGGTGTCATACACCGCGGCGTCGATCGGCGGCATCTTGATGACCTGCAGGACGTCATCGATTTTCTGGCCGGGGGCCAGAGCGTTGAGTTCCAACAGCGCGTTCGCCGGATGGGTGCGCAGCTTCTCCAGGTCAGGCTCTTCCAGCAAACCCGCCGCCACCGCGGTCTTCGGCCGGTTGGCGCGGCGATGCTCGCGCAGCCCCTGGCGGGACCGGTTGAGTTCCAACTGCATGTCGCGGATCAGGTCGATGTCGGACTGGGGATACAGGGTCTTTTCGTCGTAGCCCTCGTTCAGCACGATGGCGAACCAGGGCCAGAACCGGGTGATCTCGGCTTCCGGCGTGGTCGGCTCCTGCAGAAACTCGGGATAACCGTCGCACACGACATACACCGTGCCGTCCTTGCGGTTGTATATCTCCCAGACGCAGGCCAGCGGCATGTCGGGACCGTCATCGGCGTTGCTACCGTAGCCGGCCTGATAGTGCTGCTCGCCGGTCGGCTCGTGGCCGGTCGAGTTGCCGTCCTCGTTGTAGGCGGTGTAGCTGCTGCCGACGTCGACCATGTAGATCTCTTCGATCTCGTCGGGGGTCAGCAGGTATTCCTGCGCCACCCAGTTGGCGCCCAGGAAACCGCGTAATGAACGGCACCGCGTATCCGGAATGATCGCCGTGCTGTCCGGGTAGTCGAACGACAGGCCCTCGCGCACCACCAGCTGGCCCTCGGCGGTGAGGCTACGGATCGCCAGTTTCAATTCCTCGGCGTCGGCGCTGTCCGGCTCGATCTCGCGGTCCGACAGGTCCGCGGCGAGGCGCTCGATATGGGCCAGGCGCTCGCTCATGTCGGCGATGCGATGTTCGATCTCGGGCGCCATCTTCATCGCCCGCTGAAACCCCAGCTTGACGTAGCCGACACCGGTCACGATGGACCGGCGTATCGACATTTTCATGGACGACTTGAACGAGTGCGTCTGTTCCTGGATGTTGTATTCGTAGAGCAGCTCCAGGGTCTTGCCGATCTTCTGCATGATCGCGTCGAACTGCTTGACCTGCGCCGCGTCCTGCAGGATCGCCATGCTGTTGGGATCGGGCGGCATGCCGACCTGCGCCGCCGCCATGGCGGACTGCTGCGCCTGCTGGAGCTGCTGCTCGCTGCCGTCCCAGACCTGCGCGATCAGCTTGGTCTTGGTCTTCGCCTGCATGGTCGGGTTGTTGGGGTAGAGTTCCGCGGTGCGCTGCAGGACATGCCGGATGCAGATATTCGCCACATAGCGATCATCGCGCTTGCCAATCTCCTTGGAGAGATCAGGCCACTGGCGGCCTTCGACGAACTCCATGTTTTCGCGCATGCGCTTGAACTGCACGCGCCAGTGCCGCTTAGCGCGTTTGACGCGGTCCTGCCAGCGGTTGACGAGTTTACGCCGGGGATCATCCGGGTTGGGCCGATCACGCGGGACCATGGTGGCCTGGTCCGTGCCGGGGACCTGGCTCATCATAGGGTCTGATTGAGCTGAAGCAGGTCCCATCGCCGGGGGGACCATCCCAGGAGGTCCCGCGCCGAGGGCTGGTCCCATGAAATCGCTCACCAGAACCTCCCGCCGCCGAACAGGATGAGCAACAGCAGGATCAGCACGATCAGACCGATGCCGCCGAACGCCTGGCCCCCGTAATGTCCGGCCTGGTAGCCGTAGTATCCGCCGCCGAAGCCGCCGAACAGCACCAGCAGGACAATGATGACGATGATCAGGTTCATCGAGCCGGGGTCCTCAGCATGCCGTCGCCCACAGCACACACGTAAAGATCATAACAAAACCAGATCAAAGCGATGATCACGATCACCGCGACGATGATCCGGATGATCTGCATGGCGACCCCGCCGGCCCAGCCCAGCCAGCCCAGGACAATGGGCAGCAGGATCATCAGGATCGCCACGATGCCGCAGACAACCACCAGCCAGACCAGCGTCTGGACGAGCCAGAGGATCGAGAAGCACATCACCAACCTCCCCCGGCATAGCCGAGTTTCACGCTGCGTTCGGCCTGATCCCGCTGCAGCTTGAGCCAGCCAAACGTGCGTTCCTCGCCGGCGCCGCGATAACCACCGTCCGGGTCATCATCCTTACGAAGGGCGCCCGCCGGCACCTGCAGCGTGAGGCCGAGGCCGATATAGGCAAGTGTATCTACAAAGTCGTCGTGCGCGTCGTACGGGAACTTCAGCATCTGGTCCCGCGCCGCCGGCCACCAGGGGGCGCGTTCCGGGAAGCGCACGCGGTTCATGGCGAGGCGCCCCTGGATGCTCTGTGCCCGGGTCTGTTTATCCGCGATCGGTTGCATCTCGATCAGCGAACAGAAGGTATGCGTCTCCAGCATCCGCTTGCGCAGAAAAGGCCCGATGGATTTGCTGATGTGACTGCGTTCCGCCCACCAGAATAAGGGCTTATGCAGCTTCATCATGCGCAGCATGCTCTCGACCGTCTGTTCGGCGGTCATCTGCCGCCAGACGAGGTCCGGGAGGACCCAGATGGTGTCATCCTTGTCGACGCCGATGACCAGAAGGCAGGTCTTGTCGCTGCCTTGTTTCAGCGCCACCGCGTGGTCGGAGGCGGCGTAACAGCGGAGGTTCGCGGGCAGATCGTTGGGCTTGTAAGTGTGCAGCCAGTCAACGCTGAAAAAGGTGCCGCCGGCGGGTGAGGGCCGGCCCTGATAGAGCGCGCTGAACCCCCGATGGTCCCGCCGCTGCAGCGACTTGAGGTAGGTCCTGCCGAACCGGCCAGGCCACAGGGGTTCATCCACCTGGCGGTGCAGCGGGTCCTTGCCGTCGTCAAAGGCGAGGGCCGGCAGATCGATGATGTGCCACTCGGCGGCCTCTTCCGGGTCATAGTAGGAGTTGTGCGGGTCGGTGAGGCGTCCGATCAGATCATCCTGATGCCAGCGGGTCTGGATGAGCAGGATCTTGCCGGTCTCGTCCATCAGCCTTGTGGCGATGACCTGGGAGAACCAGGTCCAGAGGGTGTCGCGGATCGTGGGAGAGTCCGCCTCCATGCGGTCCTTGATCGGATCATCGATACACAGGAGATCGCCGCCGCGGCCGGTGGTGGTCCCGCCGCGCCCCACGAAGGCCAGGATGCCGCCCTGGACGGTTTCGAGGCGATCCGATGCCTGGCTGTCGTCCTTCAGGACCACGTCGGGGAACACCTGGGCGTAGGCCGGCGACAGCATGATATCGCGCACCGCGCGACCGATGTCCTGCGAGAATTTCTCGTTGTAGGTGCCGAAGATGGTGCTGAGTTCGGGGTGCAGGCCGACGAACCAGGCGATGAACATCTTGCTGGCGAGCTGGGTCTTACCATGGCGCGGCGGCAGATTGATGATCAGGCGCTTGATACGGCCGGCGGCGAGTTCTTCCAGGGCCGCGCAGATGACCTGGTGGAACCGCTGCACTTCATAGCGCGAGTGATCCGGATCGTCGGGATATCTGGGCGAGGGCATCATCAGGCGGGTAAACGCCAGCATGGACGCTTCGGCGTCCATGATGGCGATCAGGCGCTTCAGAACAAGTTCGTAACGGGCAACGTCGTCAGAGGTCATTTATGCGGCGGCGGCGGGGTCGCCGGGGGCGTGTTCGCCGTGTGGGTCGCCTGTTGCGCCTGCTGACGCTCTTTCTGACGCTCTTCCTCGTGCTGGTTGACGGGCTGTTTGCCGGCTTTCGGATAGTCCTCGGGAAGCACGCCAGGGATCGAACCGGGTATGGGCGTGACCGCCGGGTCCTGAGCGGGCGGGAACGGCGGATTGGTCCCCGGCGGGTTGGTCCCGGCCTCATACTCGGGGACCGGTGGCGCCTCGGCGTCAGCACGAACACCCTGGTAACCGTCTTTGCCAGGCGGGTCATCCACCACGGGCGAACGCTTTGCCGCCGGGGCAGGCGTCGGCGCGGGTGTCGGCGTCGGTGTCGGGGAAGATGCCATCGAAAGATATCCTTTCGGTCAGGTGATGGTGAAGTTGTTCGAGATCACGGTGGCCGCGTAGGCGGCGCTGGCTGACGCGGAGGCCGAGCCGGCGACCAGCGTGTTGGCGGGAAACGTCGTGGTGAAAGCACCCGTGATGGCGTCGGCCGTCAC